AGCGTCATGGAAGAGTTGAGCGGTGAGGACCTCGCCACCGTGCTCGGTGTCGTCACCGATTTTTTGCCCGCTGGCCCGAGGACTGGACAGTAGCCGTCGGGCTCATCGCCTACACCTTCCACTTTCCGCCCGGCGACCTGCTGGACATGGACGTGGATGACCTCCGTTTCTGGCTCGACCGGATCAACGACTTGCCCAAGGAAAGCATGTGAGCACCCGCGAAACAGCCCTTACCTTCGTCATCGGAGCCGTCGACAGATTCTCGGCCCCGTTCCGCAGTCTGAACGACCGTATGGAACGGCTGCAGCAGAAGGTGTCGGGGGTCACGCATGCGTTCGGCAACCTCGAGGCGGAACGCTCACGGTTCAGCCGGCTGACAGGCATGGAGCGGTTCGGCAGGTTCGGTAACGAGATGCATGGCCGGGTGCAGCAACTCGCCGGTTCGTTCGCGGCGTTGGCTGCAACGGGCAGTGCCGCTGCACTCGGCCTTGGCTACGCCTTCAAGACGCAGTTCGTGGACACGGCCAGCCAGTTCGAACGGTTCGAGACCATCCTCACCACGCTCAATCAGGGCGACACCGGCAAGGCCAAGAAGGAGATGGGCTGGATATCCGACTTCGCCGCCAAGACCCCTTACGAACTGGCCGAGGTCACAGACTCGTTCGTCAAACTCCGCAGCTACGGTCTCGACCCCACCAAGGGCCTGCTCCGCACCTTGGGCGACACGGCGTCATCTATGGGCAAGCCGCTCGAACAGGCGGTGGAGGCCATCGCCGATGCCGTGACGGGCGAGAACGAACGGCTCAAGGAGTTCGGCATCGTCGCCAGAAAGACGGGTGAGAAGATCGTCTACAGCTACACCGACGCCTCGGGCAAACAGGCTTCGCTCATGGCCAAGGCCAATGACCGGGCGGCCATACAGGCGACGCTCACCAAGATATGGGCCGAGAAGTACGGCGGCGGCATGGAGGCGCAGTCGAAAACCTTCGGCGGCATGGTTTCGAACCTCTCCGACTCGTGGAGCAGGTTCACCAACATGGTCATGTCCAACGGCGTGTTCGACTGGATGAAGGGCAAGCTCGAGGGCGTGCTGGCCAAGATCGACGAGATGGCCGGCGACGGCAGCTTGCAGGCGTGGGCCAAGGACATCGGCGAGAAGCTGACCCGGTTCTTCGATGCGGCATGGAACGCGCTGCCCAAGGTGTGGGAGGGCATTCAGACGTTCGGCGACAAGCTGGCGTGGGTGGCCGACCTCGTGGGCGGCTGGGACAACCTCGGCATGGTGCTGGCCGCCGCCTTCAGCGGACTGCTTGGCCCGCTGGTGGCCCTTGTGGGGGTGTTCGCGCAACTCGGGCTGGTGATGATGGCGACACCCTTCGGCTGGGTGGCTGGTGGCATCGTGCTTCTGGTGGCAGGCATCACGGCCCTGTGGCTCAAGTGGGACAAGATCGTGGCGTGGGTGCGCGACAGCATCCCGGAGTGGATGCAGCGGGGCGTCTTCGCAGAGAGCGGCAACCCGGTCGGGGTCTCGGAGGATGATGCCCCGGATGCGGGCCAGCCTTCGTCTGCTTCCGGCGTTGTCGATGCAGGGGCGACGCCACGGCCCAAGCTCGGTGCGGCTTCCGTGGCGCAGCAACGGCAAGAGATGCGCAGCACCCACACCGAACGCTCGGAGTCGAAAGTCAGGGTCGAGGTGGTCGCGCCGGCGGGCACCCGCGTGAGCCAGAGTGGGGCACCCGTGGAGACGGACACGGTCTATCAGGGCGTGGCGGCAGCCCACTAGGAGCGACCATGCAGAACACACCCGCATGGCGCAGGAACCTGCGCGAGGCCAGCTTTCGGGGCGTACCCTTCTACGTCGACGCCCGCGACATGGAGACCGGCAGGCGCACCGCCCTGCACGAGTTCCCCGGGCGCGACATCCCCTATGTGGAAGACCTCGGCCGCAAGGCGCGCACCATCTCGGTAGAGGCGTATGTGCTCGGCCCGGACTACATGCCTGGGCGCGACGCCCTGCTCGATGCCTGCGAGAAGGCAGGGCCGGGCCGACTGGTCGTGCCGTGGACGGGTGAAGTCGCCGTCGTATGCACCGGCTGCCGCCTGCGCGAGTCGCGGGCCGATGGCGGCATGGCCGCCTTCAGCCTGTCCTTCGCCGAGGCGGGCGAGGCTGCTACCCCCGCCGGGTCTGTCAGTTCATCCCGCCGGGCGGACTACCGGGCCGACAATGCGCTTGCCGTGGCAGGCAGGCGGCTCGACCGCAACCTCTTGCGTGACGGCATGCCCGCAGGCGTGTTGTCCGACTCGCTCATGGCCATGCGTTCGGTGGCGGATGATGTCGCCTCGTACCGTTCCGTCTACGGCGACCCTTCGGGGCTGGCCGGACATGTGGCAGCCCTTTCCGGGCTTTCCCTCTCGGGCTTCGCGGCCCTTTCGCCTTCCAGCCTGTTGTTGCCCTTCTTCGGCGACAGTGCCGGTATTCCCGCATCAGGGCATGGCCAGCGCTCGCGCGAGATGCTCTCCGTTGCGGGGGCAACGCCACAGGTGACCATGCCCGCCGGGGCCGGGCGAGTGCGTACCGTGCAGGCCGAGAACCGCATGGCCATTGCCGCCTATCAGCGACAGGCCGCTGTGGCCGAGGCGGCACGGTCGGCTGCGCTCTCCGCCCCGGAGTCGCGGCGCGAGGCTGCCACACTGCGGGCGGATGTGTGCGACGCCATCGACGGGGTGCTGGATGATAGCCGCGACGATGCCGTGCATACCTCGTTCACCGACCTGCGTACCGCCACGGTGCGTGCCCTGTCCGAAAGCGGCGGTTCCGCGCCGGAGGTCATCACCGTAAGGCCGCCTGTGGTGCTGCCCTCGCTGGTGGTGGCCCACAGGGTGGAGCATGTGGCCGCCCTCGATGCCGAGCGCGACCTGCTGCGGCGTAACGCGGTGCGGCACCCCGGTTTCCTGCCCGCTGAAGAACTTGAGGTGTTGCGCCGTGCGTAACGTCATTTCCTTGGGCGACGCAGTCGCGAGCGGTAGCGAGCAGATAGCGCAGATGGCGGGCCGCGAGGCTATGCCGCGCGGCATCATGCCCAACATCGAAGCGGGTAAGGAGGTACTCCGCCGTGCGTGATTTCGCAGACAGGGCCGAGCGCATCGCCCTCGACATCGACGGCGTGCAATGGCTCGGCTGGGAAGAGGTGACCATAACCCGCGCCGTGGACGCCGTGGCAGGTTCCTTCGAACTGTCGCTTGCCGACCGCTGGGTCGAGGGCATGAAGGCCCTGCCGCTGGCACCCGGTATGCGTTGCTCCATCCGCGCGGGCAGTGATGAACTCATCAGGGGCCACATCGACGCGGTCAAGCCGAGCCTTGCCGCAACGCAGCACGCCATTCGCGTGTCCGGACGCGACGCCAGCGCCGACCTTGTGGACTGTGCGGCCCTGCATACCCCCGGCGAATGGCGGCAGATAACCTGCTCGAGGCTGGCCACAGCATTGGCCGCACCCTTCGGGGTGCGCGTGCGATGTGAGGGCGCAGAGGGCGCACCCCTTGCCGTACACAAGGTAGAGCCGGGCGAGACGGCGTGGGAATGCCTCGAGAGGGGCCTGCGCCAGCGAGAGCTTATGGCCATGCCCGGCGCTGGTGGCGAGATCGTGCTCGTGGCCATCGGGGCAGGGCGGGCCACGACGGCGCTGGTGCAGGGGCAGAACGTGCTCTCGGCCGAGGTCGGGTTCGATGCCCGCGACCGCTTCAGCGAGTACCGCGTGCTGGCCCAGCAGCGCGGTTCCGACACGGTGGACGCTGCCGGGGCTGCCTCGGTGGTGGCGACAGCCAGTGATCCCGTCATCGGTCGCTACCGCCCGCACGTCATCTCCGGGGAGACGCCCAAGGATGGTGCCACCGCCCGCCGCCGTGCGGAATGGGAGGCCAGCGTGCGCGCCGGGCGTTCCGTATCCGTCAACGTCACGGTGCAGGGGTGGCGGCAGGGCGACGGCTCGCTATGGCCGCTCAATGCCATGTGCCGCGTGGTTCTGCCGTGGCTGCGTATCGAGCAGGACCTCATGATCGGCAAGGTCGTGCATCGGCTCTCGTCCGGCGGCACCACCACCGCACTCACCCTTCGCAGCCCGCTGGCCTTCGCGCAGGAGTTCGAGAAGAAGCTCAAGAAGGACAAGGACGGCAAGCCCGCCGACCTGCTGCAAGGGGCGCGCGAACTGTCTGAAGCGGAGAAGACCCGCATCCTCAACGGAGAATAGGATGGACCGCAATACCTTCAACAGGATGCTCGACCCTTTCAAGCGCAAGCTCTGCGGCATGGCCGCCCGTGCCGTGGTCAGGCTCGTGTCCGACGGGGTCAGGATGCAGGCCCTGCAACTGGGGCTTCTCGACGGCGAACTGGCCGACGGGGTGGAGCGTTTCCAGAACTACGGGCTCACCTCGCATCCCCACCCGGGGGCCGAGGCCGCCGTGATCTTCCTCGGTGCCGACCGCGGGCACGGTGTGGCCATCGCCGTGGACGATCGGCGTTACCGTCTCGTGAGCCTCAAGCCCGGCGAGGTGGCCCTCTACACCGATGAAGGCGACGTCATCCACCTCATGCGCGATAGACGCATCAAGGTGTCGACGCTGCACCTCGAGGTGGAGGCGCAAGAGGATGTGACCATGACCACGAAGCGTTTCGGCGTCACGGCTTCAGAGGGCGTTACCTTCACCACTCCGGCCTTCACGGCGCGGGGGGCTGGCGGTGGCGCGGCCTCGGCCCGCTTCGAGGGCGCGCTCCATACCACGGGCGACCTCACCACCGATGCCGACGCCAAGGCCGGGGCCGTGTCGCTCCGGTCGCATACCCACCCGGAGACCAACGGCGCGGCGACCCTGCCGCCCATCGGAGGCTGATGTGGCAGACCTGTTGCTGGCGTTCGGCAGCCTTGGTGCCGACCTCGCCCTAACGGACATCGCTATGACCGATCTTGCCGGGGCCAAGGACCTTGCCATTGACGACGGCCTGCTCTCTGCCGTGGTGGTCAGCCTCTTCAGCGACCGCCTTGCCGACGGAGGCGACGAACTGCCCGCAGGCGAGGCCGACCGCCGGGGCTGGTGGGCCGACGCCACCCTGCCCGGCGGCAACGACCGCATCGGCTCGCGCCTGTGGCTGCTGCGCCGCGAGAAGCAACTTCCCGAAGTGGTCGCCCGGGCGCGTGACTATGCGCTCGAGGCACTGCAATGGCTCGTCGATGAGGGGCGGGTGGAGTCCCTTGAGGTGTACGCCAGCGTGGCCGGGCCGGGGCATCTGCACATCACGGTGCAGCTGCGGCTGCCGCGCGGGGCTGGCGGGTGGCAACAGACGTTCGGCTACCGTCCGGACACGAACCGGTTCGACCTTGCATAGGAGGCACCATGCCCTTTGATCGTCCAAGTCTGCCTGCGCTGGTTGAGCGTGCCGAGTCCGACCTTTCGGCGCGGCTGCTCGACGGCGAGCAACCCCTCCGGCGTTCCGTGGCCGGGGTGCTGGCCCGGGTTACAGCAGGGCAGGCCCACATGCTCTATGGCTATCTCGACTGGCTGGCGCAGCAGCCCTTTCCGGACACGGCAGAGGCCGAGTATCTGGCCCGCCTTGCGCGGGTATGGGGCATCGGCCGCAAGCCCGCCGTGGCCGCAGCGGGAACCGTGACCCTGCAAGGTCAGCCCGGGGCCGTTCTGCCTACCGGGCAGGAACTGCGGCGCGATGACGGAACGCTCTACCGGGTGCAGGCCGACAGCCACGCAGCCGGCGCAACGGTCACGGCCAGCGTGGCCGCGCTTGTGGCAGGGCAGGGGGGCAACGTCGCCGCCGGGCAGTCGCTCATGCTGACTTCGCCCGTGGCCGGGTTGCAGCCCGTGGCGCAGGTTACGGGCCACGGCATCACCGGCGGGCTGGATGCCGAAGACGATACGAGCCTTCGCGCCAGACTGCTGCGGCGCATTCAGGAACCGCCCCACGGCGGGGCCGCTGCCGACTATGTGGCGTGGGCGCTCGAGGTGCCCGGCATCACCCGCGCGTGGGTCTACCCGGGGCGAATGGGCGCGGGCACGGTGGGGGTGGCCGTGGTCGCCGATGGTCTGCCTTCAGGCCCCATCCCGGATAGCACGTTGCTGGCCAAGGTGCAGGCGCGCCTTGAAGGCGTGCGCCCGGTCACCTGCGAGGTGACGGTGTTCGCCCCGCAGGTGCTGGCCGTGCCTGTCTCCGTGCGTCTCGTGCCCGATAGCGAGGCCGTGCGTGCCGCCGTGCGTGCCGAACTGCGCGACCTGTTCGCCCGCGAATCCTCGCCCGGTGCAGTCATCAGGGTGTCGCACCTGCGCGAGGCCGTCTCCGTCTCACCCGGTGAGGAGGATCATGTCCTCCAGTCCCCCACGGCGGACGTCGTGCCCGCCAGCCACCAGATGCCGGTGCTTGGCGACATCACCTTCGTCACGGCCTAGGAGCTTGCATGCAACCCTACACAGAAGACGACTACGCCGCGCAACTCTTGCAGCTGTTGCCCCAAGGCCCGGCATGGCCGCGTGACCCCGAGGCCGTGCTCACGGCCCTTGCGCGGGCACTGGCCATGGAACCCGCCCGCGTGGATGCCACGGGTCACCGTCTGCTCGCGGAGATGGACCCGGCGCAGGCACTGGCCCTGCTGCCGGAGTGGGAACGTGTCTGCGGTCTGCCTGACGGATGCTCGCAACCGGGCGAGACCATCGCCGAACGCCGCGAGAACGTGGTGCTCCGTCTTTCCGCCCGTGGCGGGCAGACCCCGGACTACTATGCGGAACTGGCGACGCTGCTGGCCGGGGGCGTCTGCACCGTGCAGGAGTACCGGCCTTTCAGGGTAGGGCATTCCGCCGTTGGTCAGCCCCTCTCCAACGGGGCGTGGGTGCATACCTTCACCATCGGTGCTCCCTCCGTTCCGGTGCGGGGCTTCGCCGTGGGTGCCGGTGCTGCAGGCGAACCCCTGCGCCGCTGGGGGCATGAGCGGCTCGAGTGCGTCATCAGGCGGCTGAAGCCCGCGCACACCCATGTGATCTTCACCTACGGCGCAGCCAGCGCCTAGCAAGGAGCGACCCATGCATAGAATCGACGGCCCCGGTGCCACGCAAGATAACCGTTTCACCGATGGCGACCCCACGGCGGGCATCCCGCCCACCATTGTCACCGACGACTGGGCCAACGCCGTGCAGGAAGAACTTTCGGGCGTCATCGAGGGCGCGGGCCTCACGCTGGATAAGGCGAGGCACGACCAGCTGAAGGCCGCCATTACCAAGATGATAACCGACCGGGCCGCACCGCTGGCCACCACGGAACAGGCGGGGCTTGTGGAACGCGCCACTGATGCCGAAGCGCAGGCCGGAACGGACGGCGAACGCTATGTGACGCCGAAGCAACTGAAGGACGCCGTAGGGAATACGGACCTGACGGCGTTCATCCGCGACATGCGCGCCGGGGACATCGTCATGCGTGGTCATGCGACTATCCGCACGCTGGACGACGGCCTGCCCGAAGCACTGGAGCTGAACGGTGATGTGGTCAGCCTGACGACCTTTCCGCGCCTGATGCGCGTCTGGTGGGGGGCGTCGCTGAACGCCACGGCCCCGGCATTTTACAGGTGCAATGCCGCTGGCACCCGCGATGCAGCAGGAACGCACATCAAGCTCCCCGACCTGCGGGGCTATGTGCCGCGCGGATGGGACCACGGGCGGGGCATCGATGCAGGGCGCATCCTCTTGTCACTGCAAGAAGACGCCATCAGGAATATTACGGGTTCCTTCACAAGGTCGTCTGCTAACAATGCTGGCCTTGTTGATGGCACAGCGTCCTTGTCAGGTGCTTTTACTACTGGAACGCAGCGCGGATATGCACTGGGGGCTTCTGGCCAAATATCCTATGACATAGCGCTTGACGTTTCCCGCGTTGTTCCCACTGCCGCAGAAAATCGCATGCGTAACGCCGCCCTCATGTTCATCATCTACGTCTAGGAGCAACCCATGCCTACGATCTACATCTACGACAGCCGCACCCGCGAATACCTGAAGCCCCTCGACTGGACGCCCCCGAACGAGTGGGTGGCCCTGCCTGCCGATGCCACGACGCTACAACCTCCGGCACAGCGCGAAGGGTTCGCCCGTGTGCTGAACCTTGCGGGGAACACTTGGGAACACATTGAAGACCACCGGGGCAAGGCGGGCTTCGTCGAAGGCCAGCCCCACACGGTGCGCGACCTTGGGCCGCTGCCTGCCGGATGGAGCGATACCGCCGCCGAAGTACCGCTGGCCGACACCAAGGCCACCAAGCGTGCGGAGATCGCCGCAGGGCATGATGCCGCCCTCGCGGGAGTGGTGGCCATCTCCGACCCCACGCCCACCGTGGTTGCCGTAGAAGCGGCGCTGCTGGCCACCACCGACCCCACCGGGCTGGACTACGCCCGGCAGAAGCTGGCCACGCGCCGGGCAGAACTTGAAGCGATGGTTGAAGTCGCGCCGACGGTGGAATCGGTCATGGCCGTGGTGGTGAGCTATCCGGTGTAGGCGTACCATAGTTGCTATGGCCTCTACAGGGGGGCGACGTTCCGCGCTATGATGCCTTCATGCGTGAACCGTTCGACCCCCACAAGAAGCTCTTCAGTCTTGGCTGTACGCCGTGCCTGCACCGCAAGCCCGACGGAACGCCCTACATCTATCTGCGCTACTGGCGGCGTGTCGTACCCGGAGAACGCCGCAAGTGCGAATACATCGCCGAGATGTGGCGCAGGCTGCTCATCCTGCAACTGGACGTCCGCAAGGGGCAGCAACCGCGTAGCGTGCGTGCGTTGCTGGCCCACGGCACCATAGAGGTGCGGCAGGGCCGGTATGTGCGGCCGGCGGGCGCACCTAGGCCAGAGCGTGAGCAGGTTTGCTAGAATGATCAGCCGGGGGGCGTAAGCTCCCCGGCTTTGTGGCGTTTGGCGGTAGGGAAGGGGATAGCGGCTAGTCTTGCGGCGGGTAGGCCATGCGGTGAGGAATGACGCCCCGCACGCCACCGCGTGGGTCGGGCGTGTCGGCTTTGCGCCTGGGAATGAGATGGATGTGGGCGTGAAAGATCGTCTGCCCGGCATCCTCGCCACAGTTCACGCCGACATTGAAGCCGCTGATTGAGGGATCTGCACTGGCCAGCTCGTCGCGCAGTTCGCGCAACAGGGCGTCGGCGTCGCGCTTTTCGGCCTGTGTGAGGCTGAAGTAGTCTTCGGCATGGCGCTTGGGGATGATGAGCAGATGCCCCTCTGTCACTGCATACTTGTCGCGGATGGCGTAGCAGGTGGCGTTATCGCGCACCACTTGCGGAGTGTGCTGTAGGGCGCAAAAGGGGCAGCCTTCAACGGCTTGGGGGGCATGCCACTGCCGGAAGTCTGTGGTGTCCTGGTTGCTCTTGGCCTGGTTGCATTCGCGGCAGAGCACTTGCAGGTTACTGTAGTCGTTGGAACCGCCACGAGAGCGGGGCACGATGTGGTCCACCTCCAAGGTGCTGGTTTTGGTGGTCGCCCCGCAGAGGGCGCATCGACCCCCGGCGTCTTTCAACACCCGTATACGCATGTGCTCCGGTACGGGGTCGCCTTCAAGCAGGCGGTAGTCCCATATCTCAAGCCCGCGCTTTGTGATGAACTCTTGCATCTTCTGCTCGCACAAGCGGCGAATCTCGGCACGCTGCTGGTAGGTGAGGTCTGCGCATGTGAGGCTGACCACCTTGCCCTCGTCCCTGACGATGCCGTGCTTGCGCAACACGCGTAACGGCATCTGCTTGATGCGGCGTTCATAGAAAAGCAGCTGGCTTTCATCTTGCGCCAGAAAGGCCTGCGCCAACTGACGCAACGTGGCCACACCACCGGCATCTACCAGTGCCCGAATGAGTAGGGGCTGGTAGATCTGGCCCATGCGCATCTTGGTAGACAGAAAAGCTACAAGGCCTTCGAATGAGTCGGGTTTCATAGAGAACGCCATATGGAATATGCAGGTGATTGCTCGTAAACGCTTTGTTCGCGCTATATTATGTCGATTCAATCGCTATTTCAACTTATTAGGCTGTTTCTATTGGCTGAAGCCTTCGCTAATGCAGGCTTGCTGCGCATACTGGCAATATTATACAGTTCGCGGCCATGGACAGGATGACTCCACAGGAACGTAGCCGCCTTATGGCACGTATTCGGAGCAAGGATACGCTTCCAGAGCGTTTGGTCAGAAGCCTGCTTCACCGAATGGGGTTCAGGTTCCGGGTGCATTCCAAGAAGCTTCCTGGTACGCCTGACATCGTGTTGCCGAAATACAGGGTGGCCATACAGGTTCATGGTTGCTTTTGGCATTGCCACGAAGGCTGCAAGGATGCCTCCATGCCGAAAAGCAATACGGAATTCTGGCAGAAGAAACTGGCCCGCAACGTGGAAAGGGATCTCGCCAAGCAGAAGGCCTTGGAGGAGGCCGGCTGGCGAGTCATTGTAGTATGGGAATGCGAAACGAAAGATGCTGATGCTCTTTCCTCACGTTTACATGGGCTTATTACGCTAACAAGCCCGAGTGATTTATAAGCATGATACCTGTAATAGACATTTTTGCCGGCCCCGGGGGGTTGGCTGAAGGATTCAGTTCATTACAAAGGCGGGACGGCAAGCGGTGCTTTGACATCCGGCTGTCCATCGAATGTGAAGATTATGCTTTCAGCACGTTGCGTTTACGCTCATTTTATCGTCAGTTTCCTATTGGTGAAGTCCCTGACGATTATTATTCGTTTGCCCGTGGACACATGCGTTTGGAAGACTTGTTCGCAAGCTGGCCTGTCGCTGCCGGGAAAGCTGCGGCTGAAACTTTTCAAGCCAAATTGGGCTCGGACAATCATGCGGAGGTGGACGAGCGTATCAGGGCGGCCCTAGGGGGGGGCACCCGGTGGGTGCTCATTGGCGGCCCTCCTTGCCAAGCCTACTCCAATGCGGGGATGGTGGGGAACCGGACTCGGGCCGAATACTCTCCAGAGAAGGACGAACGGTACTACCTGTATCGGGAATATATCAGGATTGTTGCAACTCATACTCCGGCAGCGTTTGTTCTCGAAAATGTTCCGGGGATGCTGGCCGCAAAGCTGCAAGGCAAGCGGATAATCAGGGACGTCCTCAACGGGTTGGTTGCGCCTGGACCTTTCACAGCGTCCACGTTTGGGCTTCGCACCGAGGCTCCGCGGTATAGATTGTATTCGGTGGTTGAAGGTGCCACAGGACCCGATGATGATCCACGGCGCTTCATCGTAAAAAGTGAAACTTTGGGGATTCCCCAAACACGTCACAGGGTTATCATCGTGGGCGTCCGGGAGGACATTGATGCAGGTGGACTGCGGCAACTTGAAAGGGCCGCCCCTACGCCGGCCGGGGCTGTACTGTGCGGACTGCCCGCGTTGAGAAGCCGATTGTCCAAAGAGAAGGATTCGCTTGAATCTTGGCGGGGAGTGTTCGGGCCATTGGCTCGGCAGCCTTGGCTTGCAGGACTTCGTAGCCGTTACGGGAATCGGCTTGTTGACACAATCGTTGAACGGGCAACGTCCATCATTACCGATTCGCCTGAAGAAACGGGGCGGGATTTCATCCCGGGCGACTACAAGACAGCTTGGAATACGGGCTGGTATTATGATTCTCGCCTTGGAGGGTGCCTGCATCATCAGGCCAGGCCGCAAATCCGGGGTGACTTGTGGCGCTACCTGTTTTCCTCATGTTATACCGAGTCATATGGCAGTCCTCCTGTGCTAAAAGACTTTCCTGCTGAGTTGCTCCCCGCCCATCGCAATGCCCATTCGGGCGATTTCAAGGATCGTTTCCGGACGGTGTCTCCAAGGCACCCTTCCGGAACTGTCATTTCGCACTTGGCGAAGGACGGGCATGCATTTATCCATCCGGACCCCGTCCAGTGTAGAAGCCTGACCCCCCGAGAGGCGGCCAGGCTTCAAACGTTCCCGGACAACTATTACTTCTTTGGCGGTCGGGCCGCTCAGTTCCGTCAAATCGGCAACGCCGTCCCCCCGGTGTTGGCCCGTAAACTGGGTGAGCTATTGCTACATTTGCCGCTGTCTACCTGCCCGGAAGGGGGGGGCTTATCTTGAGGACTCGGACCATTTCGCCTGCAATGGCCGTAATGACCGGGACAACGACCGAGTTCCCGAATTGTCTGTATGCGTGGGTGTCACAAACAGGTTGAGGATGGGCCGTATCCGACCTGTCAAACCATCGCTCACATTTCTTCGGGAAACCCATCAGTCTGCAGCATTCCAAAGGAGTCAGTCTACGGGGGCGGATCATCCCTTCCTGGTGGATAAGTATTTCAGCTCCATCTTTGTGGTAGCGCGCTGAAAGGGTCCTGGTCGTCTGGTTATCCCAAGGGGGCGCCAAAAGCCCGTAGCCGAAGCCCTGCCCTTTGGCTTCGTGATGCGCTTTGTGCCGCACCAAAGTATCCCAAGTCCCCTTGCCGAGCATGTATTTCTCTGGAACCTCTGTTTCGAGGACTTCGGCGAGTGAGGTACGGGGGCCCGTTGGTTTTATGTTATTGAAATCGAAACAGCCAGCAATCGTGGGATCCTGAAAACCTACAATATATAGCCGTTGGCGTTTTTGAGGGACCCAGAATGATGCATCCACGACCTTGGCGTGGATGTGGTACCCCGCTCGTGACAGGGCGTCTTGCAATACGGCAAAGGTTCTCCCCTTGTCATGCCCGAGCAGGTTTTTCACGTTCTCGAAGAAGAACGCTTTGGGCCGCTTGGCCACTAGAATTTCTAACAGTGAAAAGAACAACCTGCCTTGTTTGGGGTCGTCCAGTCCATGTGGCCGGCCAAGCGACTGTTTCTTTGAAACGCCGGCGAGCGAAAACGGCTGGCAGGGGAACCCCCCGGTCAGTATGTCGTGCTCAGGAACTTTGTCGGGGGATAGCTTGGTGATATCCCCGGGGGGGACAACCGGATCTATACTTGAAAAGTCTGGGCGTTCTCCAAAAAACGTTTGGTATGTAGTCTGAGAATGCGGGTCATACTCGGCGGAGAAGACACATCTGCCACCGACGGATTCGAAGCCGTAGCGGATTCCCCCTATGCCTGCAAAAATGTCAGCAAACGTGAAGATGCCCGAGGGGCCGTTGCGCACTTGAACCTTACCTTATGATGCCTTTTTCTGTTGTCCTTTGCCGAAACTCCAAGGGACTTCCAGCCCTTCCTTCTCGAGGCGTTTCAGCATGGCGACGATGGCTATACACTGTTTTTCAGAAGGGACCCTGCGTGAATAATGGTATTGACGCACGACTTCAATGAGGCCTGTTTCCATACTGATCAAGGGAACCCTGTATTTTGAACAGAAGCCGATAACACTGTCCCAATAGGTAGCCGGGAGACTGATCACAAAGGTTTGATCGTCGATCCCATTGTCAATAATCTGATTGGATTTTGCTTCACTGGTCCGCCTTTCTTCTTCTTTCTCGGAGATCGTCCACGTTTCCAGCAGGGAATCTGAAATCGGCGGGGAAAGTTCCTTCAATTTGGACCAACATGCGGATTTTTTGCACCATTCAGAAATGTTGCGCATTCCTGGAGGGGGCGAGGTTATCGAATCGTTGACAGCCCGCGCGAAGGCTACAAGCGTTTCATGCAATACTCCGGGTACACTTTGGGTGAGCCAAAGCCTGTCCCAGTCCAGACCTCGCTTCATCTGGCGCAAATGGTGGGACAGAAGGGATTGGCTGTATGCTACAATCTGAGCCCGGTAGCCGCCTTGATACCACGGTTGGGATGACACCATCTTTTCAGTGTGTCTGAAAATGATGGCCTTGCCGATGGCCTTCTTATAAAAGCGCTCGCTAAAGATGGTTTCGTCCTTTTCCCATAGATTCCCGATCCGTTCAGCGTACAGGGCAAAGTTCTTTTGAGCGCCCATATGGACTTTAACAACAGCCTCGTCATCTCCTTCCCACGTGTTATCGTATTTGGCCAGGTCGGTTTTGGTGAAAATCTGAGATTTTGGAAACATCTTTTGTTGTTCGGTCTTGTTTCCTTTATTCATGGCTTCTGCGTACTGGCCACGGGTGCGCTCATAGAACCATTTGGTCCCTTTTATGGCACCGTCGGTCGCAGGTGTGCTGATTCTTCTGGAGAAGCCTTCCATACGGATGTGGAACGGGTGGTTCGAGAAAAAGTCGGCGTTGTCAATTTTATTTTGCGTGTTGGCATATTCCGATATTCTGGGAACAATCAGGTCCATTCGATCTGGATCAACGATCGAAAGCTTCATTTGCACGTAGATGTTTCTCAGATCGACGTTGGCCTTCTTTGCATAATAGAGGGATGCCGTGGTCTGGCCACCGTTGACTATCTGAAGATCGACGACGGAACGTATTCCCAGGCCGTCATCCGTCTCTACGGCTTGGGTAGCAGTTGCTGAAATTCCGTTGTTGTATACGAAGAACATGTCGGGCTCTTCGTGGATCGTCCGCTTTATGCCTTTGTTGACCTTCCCCCGTAATTGGAGGAATGCCCGTACGTTTTGCTCCAATAGGCGCGGACCATAATCCTTGTATAGTTCTGCAAGAATGTCGCCGGGAATAGCTGCAAGGTACGAACGGCATCCTTTGGAAGTGACACTAGCCTTTAAACAGGAAAGAGGAGCATTGTAGCTTTCAACGAAGTCTATGGTGATGGGGGTAGATGTTGTCGATTGAAATTCTGAAAGTCGACTCAGGTCGTATATGTGTCTAGAGACTTCCCAGTTTTTGATCTTTTCTACAGGTAGCGAGTCGCGTAAAGTCTTCAGTGTCCTGTTCGTAAGAAGGAAAAGCCTGATTTTTTGAAAACCGCCTGCCCTTTGGTTGATATCCCATGCCATTCCATACGCAGGGGCACTCTCTTCCATCCCAGACAGGACGTCACCTTTGATTGCACTATTGAAAAAGCGCTTCAAACCATTGAAGAACTTGTCATACTCTGATGAATTTATGCTCAATGGCGTTTCGCTGCTGTGGTAGTCGACATAGAACAAGTCTACGGAATCGTTTTGCTCTGATATGGAATACCCATCTATGATTGTATTATTGCTTTCATAGTATGCCGGGGTGTAGTCTTCAATAATGGATTCTTCCGTCAACCATTCGCAAGCGATCTCGCCCATTGAAGCCCGTGAAAAATCTTGGTTCGCTTCTTTACGTGCCCATATGAGCTGGAGAAAGTCGGAGTGGAATTCTTCGATATTCATTGGTAGCTCCATAAAGCATGCTTGAATCAAGAAATGCTTTTTTTGTCTTCCAAAAAAGGTTCACATGCGTGTAATGATATGCAGTAGCATACGTTGGTAATGCCTTGATCAATGGTGCCTGGTGTTATGCGGGGGAACCCTTCATTGATATGATAGTACCTTTCATTGCATAGCTTCCATTTAATAATGTCGTATGCAGGCAGAAGATCTGAATAGCCGCACTTTTCAAGCTTGTCCTCGAAGATGGAAGACGCGTCACTTGCATTTTCAATGCTGCGCTTCAGATCGCTTACAATGCCGTACAACGATTCGCCGGCGTTGTCGTTCTCTACGGTGAACACGGCA